AAGGAGCTTCAGAAGCTGCAAGAAATCTGGGATTTGAATGGAATGTTGACGTGATACGAGCAGGGAGATTTGAAAAGACATTAAGAACATTAAGCGATGCACAAATAGAACAGTTAGCTGCAATATCACCAAACATTAGAGGGTTATTAGGATGGGCGATTGCTGCAGGGCAAGCAAATAAAGCAGGTGAAGATTTAGAGGTAATGACAAATAGAGCTGGAAAAGCAATGGATAAAGCACAAATAGCAATGGCAACTACAGCTTTTCAATTATCACAAATAAGAGAAGAGTCAGTAGCAATATTAAGAGAGTTGGGAGCAGGAATACTACCTTTATTAAAAGATGATTTAATACCTATATTAAAAGAATGGTCTGAAAAGATAAGTGAACTTTTAAAGAAAAATAAAAATATCTCTACTACTTTAGTTAAATTATTAGCAGTCGTAGGCCCATTAACATTTGCTGTGGGATTATTAACATTTGCTTTTGGCTCTTTATTTTCTTTATTGGGAGGGCCCGCATTAATAGCTATGGGGGCATTTATTGCTTTAGTTACTTCAGCAATTGTATGGTCTGATAAATGGAAATTAGCTGCGAATGCAATAGGAATTGCTCTGATAAATATAGATAAATTATTTCTTAAATTGGTAGAAACATATATTCAATTTGAAAGGGTGACAAATCCAGCAGCTTGGTTTGGCCCATTTAAACAGAAATTAATTGAATTAGAGACTTGGGTTAAAGAAGAGAAAGAAAGTTTAGATGAAATACTAAAAGGATTACAGGATAATATAACAGAAATATATCTAAAAAAAGAAGGAATATCTGAAGCAGTAGGTGATGCTAAAGATGATTTATCAGATGAGTTAGCACAATTGGGTATGATTGACCCGTTTAAACCTCCTGAATTTGAAGAAACAATTAAAGGAATGAGTGAACGATTTGGCGATTTAAAGAAAGTAAGTGATAAGACATATCGAGGAATGGCAGAAGGATTTAAGTCAGCATTTAGTGATGTATTAAAAGGTGAATTAACAAGTTTAGAAGATTTCTTCAATAGAATATGGTTAAACATACAAAGTTCATTTGCAGATGCAATATCAAACATGTTGATGAATTGGTTATTTTTTGAACATCAAGTAGGGGGTTCAAGCTCACCAGGAATTGGAGGTTTAGTTGGGAGTTTATTAAGCAGTTTTTTTAATCCAGCAAGCAGTGCAGCTGCTGCTCAAGGGGTTTCCAATTCCACTACAGCGGCAATAGGAGCTAGTATGGGGTATCAACATGGAACTGATTATGTTCCTTCTACAGGTATTTATAAGTTACACGAAGGAGAGAAAATAGTTCCAAGAGAATCTGCAGGAGGGGCATCAGGAGGATTAACAATAATAAATATGATTAGCCCAGGCTTTATAGGTGAAGCAATTAAACAAACGCCTGATATGGTAATAAATCCAATAACAGAAAATATTTTAAATAGAGGCATAATAAGAAAAGTAATCAAACAGGAGACATAAATGTCAGATTTTAATTATGATAGAGGCTTTCCATTTTATGAAGAAACAATATCAAAAGTTCTTGTATCTGAAGTAGAAAATGGATGGGAGCAAAGAAGAGATGTATGGGGAAAAACAAAAAAGAAATTTACAATTCATTTTAATGTAAATAGTAAAACAGAAATAGGAACAATAAGAGATTTCTTTGTTTCAAAAACTGGCCCAAAAGATACATTTACCTTTACTAATCCAGTAGATTCTACAGAATATACAGTTAGATATGTTGACAATTCTTTTAAAATAGAAAGGCAAAATTTTGGAACATACAATGCAAGAGTAGAATTAATAGAGGTTTTTAGTTAATGGCAAGAGATTTAAACAATACATTTAAAGGAGAGAAAGGTAAACAGACTAATCAACCAGTTTACTTATATACTATAGAAGATTATGATGGGGCTGATAATGACTTGAATTATGTAAACTATCCAACTGAAATTACTTTTGATAGTGTGACATATACTAGAATGCCTATAAAACATGATTTTGTTTCAGAGAATAATGATGGAAACATTGATACAGTAAAAGTAACAGTTTCGAATATATCAAGAGCAATGGGAATCAAATTAGAATCTTATGATGCATTAAGAGGGAAAAAAGTGAAGATAAAATTAGTGTGGGCAAATCAGTTAGATGATGCCGATTCTTATATAGAAGATATTTTTTATATTAAATCAGTAGATGTAAATCAAAAAGATGCAGTATTTACTTTGAAATCAAAATTTGACTTGAATCAAATAAATTTGCCTCTAGATAATTATAATAGAGATTTATGCAGATGGAAAACATTTAAGGGGACTGAATGTGGTTATAGTGGAGAGGAAACTACTTGTAATAGAACAAAACAAAGATGTATAGAACTAAATAATATAGAAAGATTTGGGGCTTTTCCTGGTATTCCACGCACTGATATTTATATAAGGTAAAAAATGCAATTAGCTTTATTAAAAGACATAACAGTAAATCAAACTAAAGAATTAGTAAATGGGATGTTAGGAATTCCATATAAACATTTAGGAAGAGATAAAATGGGACTTGATTGTTGGGGTGTAATTATTTATGCTTACAAGAAGTTTGGTTATCAGATACAAGATTGGAAGGAATATGAAGAAGATTGGAGTAAAAAAGACAAAAATTATTTTATGTTAAACTTTTATAAGGATTATTACAAAAGATGGCAACCAGTAGAAATACCAGCATTATTAGATGTTGTTTTATTTGAAGGGAAAAATGGAATTATGAATCATGCAGGAATAGTAGTTGATATAAATAAATTCTTACATTGTCCAAAAATGGGTGTAATGTTATCTACTTTTCATCATCTTTGGTTAAACAAAAATCCAAAATTTTATAGGTTAAAGGAAAGAATAGATGGAACAAAGAAAACATAAATGGATGGCAGGCAACACTAGTAATGCAGCAGCTTCAGGGTGGGAGAATGAATTTAAAATAACCGATTCTGATATAGTTGATTTAAGATTTACTTTAGAGGGATATGGTTGGAAGAGTGGAGCTGATGTAGAAAATAAAATAGAATTACGACCTGGAGTTTATAAAGTTTATTATAGGGAGGCATAATGAGTAAAATAATTGAAAGAAAAGGAAAACTATATTTATTGACTCCTAAAGGAGCGTTTGAGATTGAGAAAATAATAAAGAAAGAAGGAAAAAATATACCTATAGTAAAAGCAAAAGGTGAAACAATAGAACACCCTGATGGAAGAAAAAGTGTGAAAATACATGTTCCGATTTTAAAAATAAAAACAAAGGGAGGGGACAATGGCATCGGGAGTTTATAATAGATGTAAAAAGAATTTAATGACTTCAATGGATTTAGAAAATGATACTATAAAAGTGATGCTGTTGGATAGCAATCATTCATTTAATGTAGACCATAATACTAAAGCTGATATAGTAGCAAATGAAGTAAGTGGTTCGGGATATTCAGCAGGTGGGCAAGCATTAACAAATAAATCATTAACACAAGATGATGACAACGATAAAGCATACTTTGATGCAGACAATCCTAAATGGCAAGATTCTTCTATAACAGCTTCGCATGCAATTTTTTATGATGATGATTTAGATGATGATGATTTACTTTTATCAGTAGAATTTGACCAATCATATACATCAACTAATGGTGATTTTGAATTGGTTTTAGATTCTGATGGAATCTTGGAGGTATCATAATGTTTGGGAAAGAGTTATATGATGAAATAACTTTAAGAGGGAAAAGAAGATTAGCAGGAGAAGATTACATTATATTAGAGAGACATGTAAGAGCAACTAATCCGAAGACAATTGTAGAAACAGGTTCTATGGACGGATGTTCTAGTATGTTATTTGGATTAATAGCAAAGGAAGTGGGCGCAAAAGTATTTTGTATAGAACCAAAACCAAAAAAGGGATGGTATGAGAATAGAGATTATTATGGGTTGCATAATACACTAACTTTAATACGTTCAGCAAATCCTTGGTTTAATATAGATATAATTCCAAAACCAATCGATTTTTTATTTATAGATGGCAATCATGAGCAGAGATGGGCTTTAGTTGATTATCATTTCTTAGAACCATTTGTAAGAGTTGGTGGGAGAATTGCTTTTCATGATTATAATTCTAAAGTATATAAACATAAAATAAGAGCAGCAATTGAATTGATTTTAAAAACTGATTCAAATGTAATTAAAGAATTAGAATATAACAAAACGAATGATAGAGGAACAATTGTATTTGAAAAAATAGGAGAAAGTAATAATAAAATATTATGAATAAACATTATCATGTAGTTGATGGAACAGTAATATTTGAAGAATGGCATGGTGAATTAGGTTGGGAAGTAATGACTTGGGCTCCAAGATGTAGAAAGATTTCTAGAAAATTTAATAGAGCAATCATAAGTAGTTTTCCAGGAATGCAAGCTCTATATAAAGATTTTGCAGCTTTTGAAACGCATGGCAGTAATAATAGAACATTGAGGTATCCTAAAATTTACAAAGTCGATGGTGAATATTATAAATATGGTAATCCAAAAGGAAACTATGATGTTTTAATTCATGCTAGAGGAATAAAAAGAAAGCAGAACTACAATTACAAAAATTGGGAGCATGTTTTAGAAGAATTAAAGGGTTTAAAAGTAGGTTTTATAGGGTCAAAAGAAGATAAAAGTTTTTTAATGTATAATGATTTAAGAGGAATAGAATTACAAGAGTTAATGGATTATATAGCAGGAGCAAAAGTAGTAATTGGTGTTAGTTCAGGAGTAATGCATTTAGCGATGGCTTGCGGAACTGATGTAGTTGTTTGGGGTCCTGATAAAAATAAAACTTATTACTTTGAACCTTTAGAAAAAAGATACAAAGAAATTTGGAATCCATTTAAAGTTAATGTTGAATATATAGAAGGATTTAATCCAACACCAAAAGAAGTTAGAGAAAGGGTAAGTAAAATATTATGAGTTATCAATATATACCAGGAATAACAAAGAAATCTGAAAGAGGTGACTGTCAAGAAAGATGGAATATGATAAAACCTCTTTTACCCAAAGAAGGAGTTCTTTTGGATATAGGAACTGCTGAAGGATTCTTTTTGAAAAAAATAGCTGAAGAAACAAATCTATTAGCTGTTGGTGTTGAACAAAAAAAGAACAGAGCTTTTTGGCAATATAAATGGCTTAATGATTCACATAAAGGGAAAATAGTTAGTTGTTGCTTTGGTATGAATCGAGAGTTCTCTGACAAATTAATGAGGGTTTGCGATTTCTTTGATATAACTTTGATTTTAAGCACATTACATTGGATAAACAGTGATGAGTTTCTAAAAAATATTTCAAGAATTTCTGGAAAAGTAATAATAGAAATACCCGAATTAGATGATTATAATGCAACTGGACAAAATTTCTTAAATAGAATAAGAAGAAATTACGGGAATATTTCTAAATACTTAAATACAATAACAGGGAGAAAAGTAGATTATATAGGTAAGGTAAAAGCACATACATCAAAGTATAGAAGTTTATGGTTAATAAATGGGGATTATATAACCGAGAGACATATTCCTCATTTAGATTTTGAACCCAAATGTAAAACCAATTATAAGATTGAATATAGTAATAATAGAGTTCATTTCTTTAAAGATTTTGTAGAACAAAGCTGGACACCTGGGATAAATTTATTGACATTAAAGAAGATGAATATAATATTCCCTAAATTAGATTGGTGGAAAAATAAAATAGACGAAATAGTTGGTGATATAAATAAAAATTGTGACAAAAGGATTCACAATGTAATAGTAGCAAGAGATAAATTATTCTGGATTGATATTAATCATCATAAACACAAAAACACAATATACGAAGATATCAAGGAGTTGGTATATGAGTAAAAAAGTTTTATTACATAATCACATGGCATTGGGTGATACTGTTTGTGGAACTACTGGAATAAGAGATTTAAAAAAACAATTTCCAGATTGGCAAATAAAAATGGAAACAAACTTCATGGAAGTATGGGATAACAACCCATATATAACAAATTTTGAAGGTAAACCAGATGAGGAATATTTTATTGGGCATAAAATAGTTGTTCAGGGTTCTTCTACAAATGGAAATCATTTATGTGAAGGATTTAGATTATGTTTAGAAGATAGATTAAAAACAAAAATAAAACAAGGGTTAATAAAACCAGATTTACATTTATCTGAATATGAAAAGAATACACCCATATTTAAAGGAAAATATTGGGTAATAAATATAGATACGAGAAAACAAATAAATGCAAAGAAATGGCATGACAGAAGATGGCAAAAGGTGGTGGATAAATTATCAACAATAACATTTATACAAGTTGGTAATAAAGCAAATAATAAATATAAATTGAAAGGAGATAATGTAATTAATTATATAGGAAAAACAAATATTAGAGATTTAATTAGATTAATATATCATAGCCAAGGTTGTCTTAGTTTAGTATCTGCTACTATGCATATAGCAGCTGCTTTTGATAAACCATGTGTAATCGTAGCTGGAGCAAGGGAGCCTGTTACATTTGAAGAATATCCTCTCCATAGGTATATACATAACAATGGAACCTTACCTTGTTCCAAATTTAAACCTTGTTGGGCTTGTTCAACTAAAGCTTGTTCAGAGAAAGGTGGGGAGGTAATAAATGGAATACCAAAATGTTTGGATTTAATTACTTCAAATGATGTGGTAAATGCAGTAAAGAGTTATTACAAAGGTGGGAGATTAGAAGTAAAAAGAGGAACAATTGATAAAGTAAAATCAACTCCGTTGATTAAGATAGTAACAAATGCACATATATATGGAGGAGCTGAAAAGTCTGTAGTTGAAATAGTAAAACAAGCTCAAAATAAAGGTTATCAAGTAGATTTTATACCAAGAAAAACAATACATCCAGAAATAATGAAGCAAATAAAAGGAACTAATATCACAAAAAATGTGACTGGTGAATGTGATGTTTTATTATTATATGCAAGCGATATGGTATATGATTTTCATAAATCTGAATTTAGTCCTTTTATTAAATTAAAAGCAAAGAAAAAGGTAATGGCTTTAACATATAAATTAGGAAAGGTATTAAAAGAATACTGGACAAGGGATTGGAATTTATACTTATTTTTATCTTCAGCAATGGAAGATGCTTTTACAGAAAAATGGGAAAAGTTAATGGAAGAGGAAAATAAAGATTCTTCTTATTCACCTACTTATTTTCCTACACAAGTATTAGCACCACCTATTGATTTAGAAAGATTTTTCAAAGTGAAAGTAGATTACAAACAGCCACTTCATATAGTAAGACATAGTTCTCAAGGTGATAATAAATATTCAACTGATATAAATGAGTTAATAAATGTTAATGCTAATTTCTCATTTATGCCAGCACCAACATTTCTTAAAGGGATGCCAAATGTAACAAGGTATCAATATAATGAATTACCAGTTGAAGAATTTTTAGGTAAAGGGAGTTGTTTTTGGTATTTATTACCAGATGGGTATACAGACCAAGGGCCTAGAGTAATAATGGAAGCAATGGCAGCTGGACTTCCAGTAATAGCAGAAAATAGAGATGGAGCAAAAGATAGATTAGATGATAGTTGTGGATGGTTAATAAATGACCACAGTGAAGCAAAAGAAATAATTAATTCATTAACACCTGAGATATTAGAAGAAAAAGGAAACAATGCAAGAAAAAGAGCAAAAGAAGAATTTAGGAGAGAAAAGTGGATAGAAGCAATAACAGAATAATAGTAGCAAGCATACCCAGATGTGGTTCTACTTATTTGTTTAGAGTTTTAGCAGGATTAAAATCTGGAAATGATACTCCAAAAGAAGGGGACAGAAACTTGGAATAAGGTGAATTAATATGAGTTGGTTAGCTGGATACAGCAATAGAATAAAAATCACAATAGACAATTCAGTAATAGATAGCGATTTGACTCATTTTGCTGTTCCTATCTTTTTGAATTCTTCTGCAGGTAAAGGAAATACTGACGTAACAGCTATTTTTGATGAGTTAGGAAGTGATTCAAAAAAGATTGCTATAACAAAAGCGGATGGCTCAACTCAATTATATGTAGAGATAGAACAGTGGGATGCTACCAATGAGAAAGCTGTCCTTTGGGTATCTAAATCCGATTGGACAATTTCTTCAAGTGAAGACACAGAACTGTATTTATACTATGACTCTACTCAATCTGACAATGATACTTATGTAGCTGATGTAGGTTCAAGGACGGAAGTTTGGGACAGTAACTTTAAGATGGTTCAGCATTTATCTCAAGACCCTTCCGGTTCTGCTCCTCAGATAATAGATTCAACTTCCAATAATAATGACGGAACTGCGGTAAACAAATTGCCGGCGCTCCATTATAAAATGAATGATGACGCTGCCAGTGCTACTGTCACAGATGATGGATATGGAGGTAATAATGGAACTTATAAAGATAGTGGTGGTGATATAAATACTTCTACCGGTTCAGTTACTGGTAAGATAGATAAGGCTTTAGAATTTGATGGAGGAGATGAATATGTTAGTGTTCCATTGGCGGCTTTACCTGTGAATTTTGATGAAGAGGGTTCATGGTGTTGCTGGGTGAAAGCCACTTGGTCAACGATGGATGCTTCATATTGTAGAATATTTAATAGTGAGGATTCAGGCGGTGGCTCGAATGAATTTAGAACATATTCCAATAGCCATGTCCGGTTCTATATTCGTGAAGGTGGAGACACCTTTACAGTTGATGCTTTTCCCGATGGGGATGCTTCTGATTATGATGGAGAATGGGTTTTAATTCATTATAAATGGAAATATGATTCTGGAACAGGTGATACAACTTTTTACGCTGGGTATAATGGGGAATGGTTAGATTCTGGAGTATTTGAAAATCATAAATTACCTATTCCTGATACGCGTTTAGATATTGGTTATTGGAATGGTGATTATTTTCCAGGGGTTATTGATGATTTTCGTATTTATAATCATGCCTTGACTGATGAGGAGATAGAAGCAATATATAATTCAGGCTCAGGCCGAGAAGATTATCCATTGGACAGTGAAGATTTAGTCGATGGTAAAGTTGGTAAAGGGTTAAGTTTAGACGGAAGTAATGATTATATAAATTTAGGTAGTCCATCAGGGTTAGATATTACCGGAGACATGACCTTAACAGCCCGTATATATCTTAATGCACTTAATGGTTCAATACTTACTTGGGCAAACGATTATACTCAATATAGCTTTCATTTTATTGTCCGTTCTGCTCCTGGGGCTCTTCGACTCAATTTTACTGGAGTAGATTCTGTCGATTCCGTTTCGTCAATTCCAACCGAAGCTTGGCGAAAAGTTACTGTAGTTAGAGATGGTTCGGATGTGTATTTTTACATTGGAGCTTCTTTGGATGCCAGTCATAGTGAGGTAGATACTCCTGGTTCTTCTGATGGCTTTCTTTCAATCTCTCGTTCTAGTGCTCAATTTTTTAGTGGTGTTATCGATGAAGTGCGAATATCGAATACTGCCCGTTCGGCGGCTTGGGTAAAGGCAGAGTATTATGGAGAGGAAGATGATTTAATAACTTTTTCATCAAGTGAATCTAGCAGTTCAAGTTCCTCAAGCAGTTCAAGCAGTTCAAGCTCCTCAAGCAGTTCAAGCAGTTCAAGCAGTTCAAGCTCCTCAAGCAGCTTAAGCAGCTCAAGTAGCTCAAGCAGTTCAAGTTCCTCAAGCAGTTCAAGCAGTTCAAGCTCCTCAAGTAGCTCAAGTAGCTCAAGCAGTTCCAGCAGTTTAAGTAGTTCAAGCAGTTCAAGCAGTTCAAGCAGCTCAAGCAGCTCAAGTTCCTCAAGTAGTTCCAGCAGTTCAAGCAGCTCGAGTTCATCAAGTAGTTCAAGCAGTTCAAGCAGCTCAAGCAGTTCAAGTAGTTCAAGTAGTTCAAGTAGTTCAAGTAGTTCAAGCAGTTCAAGTTCCTCAAGCAGTTCAAGCAGTTCAAGCAGCTCAAGTAGCTCAAGCAGTTCCAGCAGTTCCAGTAGTTCCAGTAGTTCAAGCAGTTCAAGTAGCTCAAGCAGTTCAAGCAGTTCAAGCAGCTCAAGTAGCTCAAGCAGTTCCAGCAGTTCAAGCAGCTCAAGTTCCTCAAGCAGTTCAAGTTCTTCAAGCAGTTCCAGCAGTTCAAGCAGTTCAAGCTCCTCAAGCAGCTCAAGTAGCTCAAGCAGTTCAAGCAGTTCAAGCAGCTCAAGTAGCTCAAGCAGCTCAAGT